TCTGCTCGCCATACTGATGATGCGCCGGCGGTTATAGCAATTAACACAACGCAATCTCCTAGATTTGTTCCGACGGCTGTTCCTGTTACTCCTACAGTTCCTGAAGCTGAACCCATTACAATTTGTTGGTTTGCGTTAGGAGTTATTGTTGTTAATCCTAATTTTCCGACAATCTGGATCTCATCACCTAATGTTGCTGATGCAGGTAAAGTATAGACAACCCCACCACTGCGGTCGGTAACATAACCGTTTGATGCAAGTAATGCTTGTGTTGCCGAAGTAACATCTGTCCATGTAGTATTTGCAGCATTTGACCAAACAGGATCTAAACCTGTTACAGCCGTTAACACCTGTCCTGTAGTTCCATTAGTAACACTTACTAAAGTGCTTGTTGTAGAACCACCCACTTGAACACAATGCTGTGTTGCTGGTGAACCTACGAAAGCCGTGCTTGTAAATCCACAAATCCCTGTGGTTGATTCATTAATTGTATTTGCTGGTGTTGGCATTTTATTCCTATATTATTATGATAAAGTCCAAGTTCCTATTGCTGACACAGCATAGAAAAATCCATCTGTACCATTAAATCGCAGAGTCAAAGAATCTCCTATCGCGTTACTTGTGGCTGTTCCTGCTACCGCTGATATGGCCGCTCCTACACGAATTCTTTGTGCCCCTACAGACTGGATGACAAGCGCTCCGGCTGTTGTGCATACGTATATGAAAAGATCACCATCAGCTAAACCCGCGCTAACTGGTAAAGTTCTAGTCGCTGCTACAGTAACAAATTCACCTGTATTTAATGAGCTAGTTGCACTTGCCCCTATTTGGGAAAATGGGGGGCTTTTTACAGTTACAACATTTAGATTGCCGAATGTTTTGCTTCCTGATCGACCCAAAATATCTAAAACATTAGCTATTGGTGTAGCTATTCCGCTATCCGTAACAAAACTTGTTGGTACATCTGGAGGCAGTATGTGATCTGTTAGACTAATTATTCCCGCTTGTGACATGTTTTACCCCAGGTTTGTTTGAACATATTGCACTGCTAGATAAACCAGTCCTACCCCTGCTGCTCCATCTGTAGTTTCAACATAGTATTGACGCCCTTCATCACAAAAAATATGATTGGTATGAGGAGAATTAGTGGTGATATCATATAACCAAAAACCACCTGAGGGACACACGTCAACTGAGGTTGAACCGTCTATAGAAACTAAAAGATCTTTATTACTTAAATTCACCATTTTTATGAGAGATGTCGGATGTAATAATGGTCCGCCTAATACTAAGAATGTAGATGCAGAAGCAGTATTAGCAGACCTTAAAGTTTCGTATAAAAGTCTTTGCGTAAATGACATGTTTACCTCTAGTTAACGATTTCCCAGCCAATAACTGAAACATCCGTAGTCTGATTAGCTACCGCACTTGCCGCAGTCACTGCGTTAATGATGAATGATACGCCAGCAGAAACAGTACCCAAAGAGAGAATACCTAATGCAGCCGCTCCAGTTGCACCAACACTTTGTCTATAGAGTCGAACCTGAGATGATGCTGTGATAGCTGTTGTTGATACTGTGGCTGTTCCATTCACTAATGTAACTGTACCAGCTGAGTTAGCGCCTGCTGTTGTGGTAGATGCAACGGAGGAGTAAATATCTTTATTGCCTGCTGTTCCTCTTACTATGTTACCATTTGTTGCCGTGATGGCTCCTGCTGTAGCCGTAATTGTCGTAGCTGCCGTCAATGAACCAGAAACAGAAGGAGAACCGCTATAAGCAGGCACGACACCCACACCACCAGACATCAAAACTTGACCTGTTGCAACATCGGATAACTGACCTACAACGTTTGTTGCGGTAGCAAGAAGAATAGAACCTGCTACAACAGTATCTGGAAATGTATCTGTTGATGCTACCCAGTTAGTGCCATTAGAACGAAGGATTGTTCCGGTTACTCCTGCGGTGGCTGGAAAAGTTGCCGTTGTCCACGTTGGATCAGCCGATGCACCTCCAGACGTTAACACCTGTCCTGCTGTTCCTGCGCTAGTAGCTGTCATTGCGGAAGTTCCTTCGCCAATAACCACACCATGAGCCGTGAGTGTTGTTACGTTAGCGGGTCCCGTCATTGAAACTGTTGCAACGCCTGCTGTAGTTGATACAGCGATAGGAGCAGTTCCATTAACGCCAACAATAGTTCCTGAGCTAATATCTAAAAGCTCCCAGACACCTGCTCCTGCATATATGTAGAATGTGAATGACCCAGATGTGCCTGTGTAAGCTATTTGACCAACTTCATAATTATCTTGTGCTGATGTTGGTGCATTTACAAATAAAACAGGCGGAGGTAAAGAACTAATTAAGGCTTGACCGATCCCATAGACTTGATTCATCTTTGACATAGTTTACTCCATATTGGTGTGTAAACTACACGTTGAGGAAAAAATTTACGGAATGTCAAAGGAAAAAGTTTATTTTTTTAGAATATATGAATAAGAAAACTCATTGATAAATTTGTTAAAGATACGTATCATTTCCAAGTGATAAAGGATAAAAAATGGAAATTATAGCATTTATTTTGATTATTTTGATTGCTTCTTGTTTTGAGGATGTTTCTGATCCTCTTCCTTAAGTTTATCTTCTAGCGCATTCATGTTTCTTAATGCAGCCACCTTATTCTCATTTAATGCGGCAGAAACCATATTCACATAATATTTGCGCATGGTAGGGTTTGCATTTACTCTTTGAGTTAATTCATATGCCTTAACCAATGAAAACCCGGTTGCTAATCCAGCTATAGACGGGACAAGAGCTTCTGGGTAATGGATAGCTTCAATCATAGCACCCACTAGTGATGATTTAACAGGGTGAAGTTTAGCAAGAAATCTTGAAGCCTTCTTGCTTTGATGTAGTGCTGCATAAGCTTGATCAGCTTCTAAATATGTTTTTTTGAAATCTTTACTTAATGCTGGTGAACTCTGAATAGATCCATTAATAGCTTTGCTAAGTTTTGGAAATTGATGTTTCCCATACTTCAATAACTCAGGATCTCCCATGAGATTATTTATGTCGAATCTAGCTTGAACAAGATCTTCTGCGGGTATTGAGCCATTTTTAATTTTACTCTTTAATTCTTCAATAGGTTTCAAAACTGCTGTTTTAGTAGGAACAGAGACACCCTTCTGTAATGTGGTTTCCAATGCAGAAAGATCTTTTTCCAATCCAGGAACATGTAAATTTATATTAGGCGTTGTCTTTTTTACGATGTCATATTTTTTTTTGTAATAGTTCTGAACACCTTTTGGATTTACCATAGAGAGAGCAAATAAAGTTCCTAACTTACCAACATTTTGTTTATTTTCATCGGCGCCTATCGTATTTAAACCTTGTTTCACTGCATTAGCTCCTAGAGATAAGTATAAAGCCCTCTTAAACTTACCTGGTCCTACCAATGAAGCAAAATCTTCGACCACTTCATCGACTATCTTTTCTGTTTCATTTTGTGGTTCTGTAAACCCTTTGAAGTAGTCTTTTGTAAATTCTCGAATCTCTTGACTTCCAGGAATCTTTTCTAAAAGTTCTTTCCCTTTCTTTTGAATGAAACTAGGTTCTCTTTTTGCGAATTCAGGAGTTTCTGGAAGTGATTCTCCGACAGACTTAGCTAGTTTTACTACATCACCAGGGATTCCACCTATTGTTTCTGCAACACGAGAAGCGCTTCTAGCTATATGTCTACCTGTTTTTTGTAGAAAACCTTCTTCTTTTTCAGGTTGTTTATTCTGAACTGGTTCAAATTGATCCCAATTAAATTGTGTATTCTTTTGTTCTTGTGGGTTTTGCTGGATATTTTGAGGGTTTAAATTTTCTTGGGATTCAATAGAAGATTGTTTAGGATAGGAGTTTTTAGAATTTACTGGTTCAAATTGATCCCAATTAAATTGTGCTGTCATTGTAAACGCCCACCATTTTTTAACACTTCTTCAACCATATCTTCTGGAACTAATCTTTCAATTCCATTCGGGTCTATAAATGTTTTAAACATATTCATTGATGAAAATTCTTTTGCCATTCTCTCAAGTTTCGGTTCAGCTCTTTCTAATACTTGCTCATGAAGGTCTGCGGGTAATCTTTTTGGATTCGATTTCTGAACTTCTTTATACGAATCATAATAAGCTTTTTTCCCTTCATTCAGTATTTGCCATTGTTTTATTAATCGTTTTTGACCCTCAGGGCTATTTAAAAGGGTTGGAATGGATTTCATGAAACTTACTACTTCGCTTTGCAAAATCCTGCTTCCGTAAGTTCCCATGATATTCTTCATTAATTCTTGAGAAAGCTTCTCAAATTGTTCGGCGTCAGGATTCTCAAGAAGCCCTAGAGGTAAACCTAGTTTTTGTAATAAACTTGCTGCTAATGGTTTAGGTAAATTTCCTTTTTCCTGAATTTGTTGCATTTGATTTAAGACACCTTTATCTCTCTCATACGCTTCTTTCCCATTTAGAATCTTTTCTCTATACTCTTTCTGATTGGCATAAGACTGCATATCTGTTTTTTCTGCTTCATCTGCTTTCTTAGCTCGCGTATCATCGTCACGACGTCTGTTCTCTACATATGCATTAGAATAAGCTCTAGGAACCCCTTCTGCATCAAATTCTTGTGTTAATTGATCAGCATTTAAATCTTGGCTCTTAGAAAGAACATTCTGAATCTTACTTGAAACTTCCGGTGGTACTGATTGACCAGAAATGCCTCCTGCAGGGGTTCTTCCTTCATTCTTCAATTGTTGGATCTTCAAAGCCTGTTCTAATTTAGCAATACCCATTTCTTCTTGGCTGCTAAAAACTCCTTGTTCTTCCTTACTTAATTTTTCACCTGATAATCTCTTTTTTAGAACTTCAGCCTTTTTTCTATCTTGTTGCATCTGTCTTTCATTTTGGGCTTGCTGTTCTACCATCATTCTATTCTTAAATATTTCTTCACCTCTAGGTCCGTGTGGCCTCATAGCTTCTTCCAAACGAGACATTTTAACAGACATAGGAGCATTATCTAGTGATTTATCTTTCAAAACACTATCTAGAGATCTAGAGGCAAAATAGTTTCCTAATGCATTTCCAATGCCTCCGCCTAAAGATTGGCCAAATTGGGCATAGTGAGCATCTCTTGGATCTGGAAGACCTTGAGTGACTTGAACCATATAACTTTCCTTTTATTATCCACCAAACATTGAAGACATTGCGCCGCCAAACATATTTCCTGCTGCAGCACCCATAGGACCACCAAACGCTCCACCTAGAGCTCCTAACATTGGTGCAGCGATGCCTGATTTACCAGGTTGTTGCATGTATTGGAATGGCTGGTAATTTAGCGCTTGCTGAGACTGAGTATTGAAATTGTTTGATAATTGGCCAGCACCTTGCATTTGTAATTGAGAGAACATTTGCGCTAATTTAGACTGTAGATCGGATGCCCCTTGCGCTCCTGCACCACTCAAAGCTTGCCCAAATCCGCTAGAAGACAATGCTCCGCCACTATTACCAAAACCAGCAAATTTTTCTGCTATCATAGGCATAATGTTTTGTTCAAACTGTTGTTCAAACTGTTGCATATGTGGCTGTGCAAATTGATTAAAGGCATCTTTCCCGTATAATCCTTGCATCCAGTCTTGAGATTGTCCGTATCCACCACCCTGCATTTGTTGCATGAGTTGATCGATTAAACTTTCCCCGTATCGTTGTTGGTTTTTAGTCCCTGTATCTAATTTTTTCATTTTTGGACCACTACCGAAAAGAATATCGCCCATTCCGCCCATAAAGACCTCTAAATCAATTTTTCAGATATTCCATGACCCAGTAAAATTGAGTCAGTGCATTTCCTGTATTATTTATAATAGTAAATGTATTTGTCGAGCTCATAAATGTAACAGTAATATTTGGATCGCTAGGAAAATACGAAGTGCCTCCGGTGTCAAGAGCTCCACCAAATCCACGTGTAGGAAACATGTATCCTCGAATCGGAGGGGGCTGTGTTATTGGAGCGGTCGCAGTCAATTGAAGTGTAGTTGTTCCGGCTGGTATTGTTGTTACGGCATTGATCAATAGATTCAGAGCCACCATATCCACAGTCAATCTATAACCGTTTCTATTTTCTGACACTTTTACAGGGGTTGCATCATTGAACCATTGCTGAAAGCTACCTGTTTCCTGAAGTACGTAAATCGCTTGATCTTTCGTATTTACAGAGTTAGCCATACGACGCAAATAAAGCATTAATGTCTCTGCGTAGTTTTCCTCATCCGGATTAACGTCTAATGAGACAGGAACCTGATTTGAAAGTATTGGATTGTCGCTTGAAAAGCTCATATTATGGTCCTGTTAGTCTTCCACCCGGCCTGAAGAAAAAATTCATTCCATGCAGCTCAAATCCTGTTTGATGCGTGCATAATTGATTCATTAAGATATCGTCATAAGTAATACCTAATCTTAAATATTGTCCGTAGGAGGTAGCAAAGAATCTGTACCATCGATAATCGGACAATTGAGATCCGCTAACGATTAGAGGATTTATAGTCAGATTCCAAGCACCCCCGCTAATATAGGGAGTGAATCCTGTGGAATCTACCCCATCTAGACTAAAGGTATTTGCATCAATCACGGTGATAGTTTGATAAGAACTATTTAATTCTACAGTACCTAGTATTCCAGAAATATAGATCTGTGATCCTGTAGGAAGTGAGTAGTTTACGCTTGTTATCACGCAGGGATTTGTTAAAGAAACCCCGGAAATAATGGATGAGGCAGCGGAGTTTAAGAGATCCTGATTGCTAACGAATACGTTTGACTGCGCATCTGGCCCGGCATAAGTATTTGTGAATAGTTGAATATTAAAACCAGTGATCCCATTTTCTCGGGAAGAATCGAAAAGGAAGTCCACATAAGAAAGCTTGTATCCATAGCCTTTATTTTGGAATGGATTAAAATCTTTAGTCACAATATTGATTACTGGGAGTAAAGACAAAGCTCCTGCACCTAGATATGTAGGAGGCCCAACAACCGCAGGCACAGGAGAGTAAATCAAAGTAACTGGATTCCACGCGGAAAGAGCTAGCGTATTGTTATCTATCACTGCAATTTCATAGATTCTGTTATTCAATCCTGGATCTGATGCGGACCATTGCATATTTACAATATAGATAACCTCTCCATCTATCAAGTTATGATTTAAAACGGTTATCTGTATAGGTTCTAAGGTAAGATCTACAGCAGTTATAGATAAGCTAGGATCGAATTCAAGAAGCGATGGATAGACTGTATTTAAAGCCGGATTATCTCCACCATATTCATAAGCGTGAATAAATCCTTGTTGGTTTCCTGAAACAGTGTAATTGGTATCCACTTGGCTATCTTGTGAATCCCATAAAATTGAAGAATCCCACATAGCCGTGAAACTATCCCACGTTACTCCAGTCAAGAATTGAGCAACTCCGAAACAAGTAATATTGTCTCTAAATGTAGCCCAGGTATTATTTTTATAGTTAAAAAGTAGTGTTGTATTTGGGAAAATTGGATTTGCTGCAACAATCACGGGCGAGATCTTTGCTGAATCAATATAGTTCCAATAAACAACCTCTTTTTCAAAATCTCTAATGCCATGTACGAAGTTCTGATTGTTAGTACCTGCAATTGCACTATTAATCTGCATACTGAATGCAGTTTCAGGTATGTTTTCATCAATACGATCTAAACCACCTGCGGAAGCGCTTACAATTCCTCTATCACTGACAGCAAGGACACCTTTATCAAAAACAACGGTTGAGAATGTTGAATTACACCCAAAGTCTGAAGATATACGCTCCCATATAAACGGAAGGCCGTATTCACCCACATATCGTAATTGCCAAGTGGAATATTCGAAGTCGACAATTAAAGTATTTCTAAAGAAAGCGGCACTAACGATACTTTCATTTGTAGGCGCATCGATAAACCCACCTTTTCCAAATACATCGGTTGCCCATGAACCAGGGACGTAAGGGGGCCCGTGCGCTCCTTGTTGTGTTGGATCACCTAATTGACTAAATCGGCAACGTGCATAAAAGTTTGTAGAATTTACTACAGAATTTCCTTCCCACGTATTTAATGCAAGTAGTCTTCCGTAATATGGAACAAGTATTAATGCTTGATATAACCTTGTAGGTGGCGCACCATCTGCTAAAATCGGCTGTAAATCCGTCCAAACATTATTGAAGAAATATCTAATTGGATCATAAGGAGTAGCAGAATTAAGGGTAATATTATTATTAGTAACAAAAAAAGCTTTTTGGCTTGCATCTGACGCTTGATAGTTTGTGGCCCAAAAAAAATCTGTTTGATTACCTGTCCAAATCGTAGGTGGTGACAATTCCTGAAATCCACCAGCAGTAAATTGATACGCGTAGACTTCGTCAAAATAAATTGTGTTATCAATTCCCTCACTAAATATATCTCGTTTTGATATCCCCATAACAGGCAAAGCAGGATAATAATTGAAAGATAGGACGGTTGAGACACCGCCTGCACCAGTATTTGTAAGGGTAACCGCTCCAGTCGCATAGTTTATCGATCCTACTACAGTAAAAGGGGAAACGCTAAGCGTAATTACTCCGGCGCCATTATCTATATATGTATTTCCTCCAAATGTTATTCTAAAAGAACCTGGTGCAACTTCTGCGCCTGGTTGAAGTGTTCCCCATAATCTATTTGATATGAAGAAACCACCCGAAGTATAACCACCAAAACCTGCTGCATTTACACCAATGGTAAATGTTTTCGACGTTACATTTCCGATAGTAAAGGTAACATTGTTATAACCTACAGCGCCTGCAATTCCTGTGATAATTACTTTATCACCATTACTTAAACCATGTGGGGTTGCAGTCGTAATTTGTCCAGGATTTGCATTGTCGGCAGCAGTAACATAACCTGATCGAGTGAGTAAATTGAATGTCCAAGGTGCTACGCCTGTTAAAAAGAAATTTATTAAACTGAAAACTCTTTGAAGTCTGCCAATAAGTTTGATCCCTTCACGCTTTTTAACACGTTCGCGCCAAACATATGCGTTTTCAAGTGTAGTAAAAGCATTATCAGGAACAAGAAAAGGTTTCTTATTATTAATCAAGCCACCTGTGGGATAGCCTCCAATATAGACTTGATGGAATGCAGACATGATATATCCTTTTAAGATGGCGCGCCAATAGCAGTCCAATAATACCCAGTGCCCGGAAAACTTGTTGTATTAGTGATCGTAAAACCACTTACAAATTTAGCTCCTGTAGTAATTGAAAATCGAGAAGCAAAACCATAAGGCGTAACAGTAGTTATATAATTAACATTTGAAAAATTTGGTAGACTTAAACCTGGAAAATCGACCGTAATTGACGATGTTTCTGATGTATCTGTAAAACCATAATTCATAATCAAACCACCAGGAAGATAGGTCCATCCTGCTACATTTGAAGATAGATCGTCTCCAAATCTGGAATTGAACGCATCAAGCATTGTAGTTTGTTGATACTTCTTATTCCCTGTAGATTTTAAAATTATCTGTTGTATTGAGTGCGTGTCTGTATTGGTATACATTTGTGTAACATTAACAACATTGGATGGATTAGTTGGTAATGCACCTAAATCCTGAAAATGAATTACTCGATGATAACCAGGTGTTCCGCTTCCGGGTTGACCATTATTATTTATGTGATCAACACCTAGTGTTTGAAAAGTGCCATCTAAGTTTTTTCGTATTTGAGCTTTAGTACTTCCCAGGGAAGAACCATCTTGAGGGTAGCCTTTTACATATGTAGGTATAGTCATGGTGCTCCTGCTACGTATTGAACTGGTTGAGCGTCTTGTTTACGCTTTAGTGTTTTCTTTGCATGTTCGGATAATTTCGCTTGTGCAGGCTTAAGAACTTCTTTTAACTTGCGTTCTTTGCCTTTTATGACAACCATATTGCCTCAAGATACATTGTTAGATGAGATATAAATCTGATCTTTACCACGTTTTTTCAATTGTTTTATTGCTTTAGGCGTCATTCCATGTTTACTGCATGCGACATCTACGACTTTTTTCCGTTTATTTGATTTTACTGTCATCTTTAACCTGTGGTATGTCGACCAACGAAATAGGCATTAGGCCCCATCTTTACTGCTTTATTTGGAGGTGTTTCAAGTTTCTTTTTCTTACTCTTAATAACCTTTTTCATACTCCTCCAAAACCTGCTCCAAAACCATTGCCAGAATAGTTATAAGTGAGCTGATCGGTATAGATAGTATTAATTCTTTGCTGTCCAAGTTGAGCGTAGGTTCGTGTTTCGATGATGTCATATCTTTCCTTCAGCATCTTATCTATGAAGATTACTCCATCGCTATCAAGTCTATCTTCGAATATCTTCTTAGCTGCTCCAACAGAGAGTATTTCCCACCATTCACTAAGTTCAGGATTACCAGTCTGAGAAGCTGCAATCAATGCTTTAATAGGTTGACGGTAGCATGTCAATTCGACAGTATAACCTTTATCTGGCACAGGTGCGAAAGTAAAACTATTTTGATAGAACATCACAGCTAAAGGAATCGAATATTGCTTAGGATTGTAAGCAACGGTGATCGGGGTTCCCTGTGGAATCACTTGATCAAAATATAGGTCTGTAATCTCACCAGTCTGATAGTTGATTGTTGCAAAACCTGGCGCTAGTGTGTTTATAGACGCATATTGTTGGTAGTATGTCCAGCCGTATTTCTGCCTTTGTTCTTCACCGACAAGTTTACTGGTATCAAATATCTGTATTAAATTTCCTACGCCGTCATCGGTTACGTTCTGTGTGTTTCCAATTCCATTTACGCCGAATGTATTGGCTGAGATTAAAAAGTTTTGTATACGTCCCATTGGAAAGCTTAAGTTCGATCCTACTTGTAAACCACTCGCTGTATTCTCAACTAATTGACCAGGGTCATTGTTAACGCTAGGTATAAGCGGATGAGATATCGTAAAACCGCTATACGGACCCTTGGTTCCATTTCCTGTTGCAAAGGTATCCACTTGCTGCCAATTAAAATTAACACCGTAGAAGTTCCAAGGGTCCGTATAGAATTTTGTCTCTCGCTTATCGACATAACAAGGTTGATCAACCGTCGTATAAAGTTCACTATTGAAAGGGTAGGTAGCTTGGCCGATATTTGTAGTAAATGTATAAAAATCTTTTAATTTTAGCGATCTGAATTTAGCTGGAAGATCGTACGAATAGAAAGAATTCATGTACGTGACGATTTGAGAATCTGTAATCTGAAAGCTGTTAGTAGATCCGGTAAGTCGTCGCGCTTTAGCGATTGAGTCTGCCAACGTGGGAAAAGTAGGGAATGTTGCAACAAATGTACTCATGTCCTACTCCAACGGTTTATTATCAAAAGCATCTGCCAAAGTTACCACGTTTGTACCCGGAATTATGCCTGAAGCTACGCCAACGGCGATACATGGGAATTGTGGGTCTGAGTATGATATAAAAGGAAAAAAACCAAGAGTGTCAATGTCTATTTTGATATTTACATCATTGATTTCTAAGATTCTAGCTTGCTGATTATTTAGCTGCACCATTCCATTGGAAGGGGGGATACGAAAACCTATCCACTCCCCTACAAAGAAATTTGTTGTAGTCACAAAAGTAACAATAGCTTGCTGTGCCTGAGAAATATTCTCGATATACTGCAAGTTAGGGATAAAATTAGCTCCAAAAGGAGGTCCATAGTTTGAATTATATGGATTGGTCATAGAACATCCATAGGAGTAAACCGACATCTTGAAACAGTTTCAAATGAACGTACTGGTCTTCCACCCGCTGGTGCTAATTCCATACTATAACGTCTAACTTTTCTTTTTGTATTATTGATATGTTTAACAATACCCATAGGGAGGTCACAAATCTCACCATGTATTAACTTGATCATCTGTATTGGCTCACCTGGATATTTGCGGTACGCGAACTCTAACCACCCTCCTTGAGCATCTAGAAATTCAAACATTCCTTTCTTGATGCGATCGTCTTCTTTTCTATTCTTTTTCACCAATTCATCTCTCTCGGTGGCAAGCATAGTATTAGTTTTTTTCTTATGTAGTTCTCTAATTTCCATTTGATCCTCTCTTTTTAAGGAGAGAGGTTTCCCTCTCCCCTAAATTAATTATGCATTAGTTATTGAATTATTAGGAAAATCCGCTTTGAACGCCATTACAACCATACTAGCACTTGCAACGCCTACAGCGCTTGTGCCAATTTGCATGATGTATTGTGATCTATTATCAAAAGCATCTGCCAAGTTAGTACCTGGAGGTGATGCTGGTATTGTTGCACTACCGGTTTGAATACCTGTACCTGTGCTTAGAAGTAGCGGAACTACTCCAGAACCAGCAGGAATACAAACAGGGGGAGAACCTCCCAATTGATAACTAGCTGAAACAGGGTATTGGAATGCTGTAAATCCTGTTGTGTCTACATCAATTGTAATTGATGAAACAGTTGCAGAATTGGTCACAGCAATTACCCTTGCAGCTCCAGCTGGATTGCTACTAAATGGACCTTGACCTGAATGACCAGTTAAATTACTTAACTGAGTCATCCCATACGCAGCAGGAATTTGGAAATCTACCAATTCACCTAAAGTATATGGATTTTGTCTAAAGAAATAGACAACTGCAGGACTTGCTTGAGTAATATACGCAACTGTTAAGGTAGTTGGATAAAATGCAGTAGGGTAAACCTTCTGATAGAATCCTGTTGTACCATTAGCAATCACTAAACCAGCAGAAGCCGCAGAAGCCGCATAACCTAAAGTAATGCTAACACCCGCACTAACCGCAGTGACTTGATAAAGCGTTGATCCGCTAACTTCAAGTGCACCTGTGATATTAATTAGACGAATAGTATCGCCTACGTTAATACCTGTGGTCGTAGCAGTTAACAAAACAAAAGTTGTACCGTTAAGAGCTGTAGAAGCCACTTTTGCAAATACAGGAGGGTTTGTTTGATCAATAAAGGTAAAACCATTACTTGTACCTTTAGAAGCGTAAGTAGCTACGCCTGATCCAGTAGAAGACGGTTGACCTAATGCCAAATATGAACCTGCAGCCATATTGCTAAACCACTCTGAATAAATAGGGTTTGCAGCTGTAGACTGAGCACCCCAGTTAGTCAAGTCTTTAACAAATACCCAATCTGGTTTGTCCGTCATAGGGATTTGTTGAGCAACCGGTGTTGCGGCATTGGTATAGCTCCACATGCCAATAAAACTGTATGGTAACATGTTAGCCTCCTATATACCGGTTGAGCGTAGGTTTTGGATCCAAAGGTCATTTGTAATCATTTCTGTTACTTCGGCTTACCTTTATAAGCCTTAGGACCTAGTTCACTAGGCGGAAGAGTATTTCGCCTCTTCTCACGTACTTTCGTTACGTGTTCAGGCCATCGCATACGTCATGTTTGACGTCCCGAGAGTTTGGTCGTTCAGGCTGCACACAATTTTCCAACCTTTTATGAATTGCCACATGACATTTTTTGCATATCCATACAACTTCCAAGGGTTTTGTATAGTCAGCATGATGTGCTTCAATCCATTGCGTTGAATTACAAATAGAGCAGTTAGAAGGTTTAATAATATTTCCTCTTTTGACATGATCTCTAAGAACATTTTGCGCATTAATTTTTTCACGATTGTTTTCTCTATAACGTTTAAGAGTATCTTTATTTTGTTTCCTGTTTTCACGAAGTCTGTCCAAATATTTATTTGGATTTTTTTCGTAATCTTCCTTTACTCTTTCATTAATGCCTTGTCTATTTTCCTTAGCCCATTTAGAAGCGTTCTCATAACATTTCTCTTTGTTGGCCAAAAAATAAGCCCTTCCAGATTTTTGATATTTACACTTCTTACATTGAGCATCATGTCCAAATTTACCCTTACTGCTCTTTCCAAATTCTTCTAAAAGTTTTTCTTGCTTACATATTGTACATTCTCGTTGCATACAAATCCTCCTATGTATTAAGGTTTGATCTATTATACAACCGAATTATATGTTATGCAATATAAAAAATCATTGCTTGCCCCTTGTAACCATATTATGCTGCTTTAGCATAACTATAGGCGTCCAAGTCAATTATCTCAGGTTTAATCAGTGCACTCATTTGACACTGACCTTGGTAGAAACTTGCTCCTGCCGTATGTCTCAACATACAAGGATCATTATTATATCCAGGAGGCAGATAAATAAATCTAGCCTTACCTCCAGCCTGCCACACTACCTTGTAAGACTCTTTAGCTGCTACAAAACAGTTTGCAATATCATTACCTAACATACTTGCATTCTGTGATACCGAACCTTGTTCAGAGATAAAGAAGCGGATGTTATTAGCTCCTCCAAGTTCTGTACTCAAAGTCTGATCTATATTTGGATACTGGAATTTTTTAATGAATCCAGTCATTCCATATAGAACAGGGATCATTCTACTAGTGCACATACAACCGTACGCATCACCGATAGGACTTGTACCAAATTTCAGATCAGCTTCTACGATATTTGTGATGTATTCAGCAGAGTTGTTTTGCAACACTGTGAAAACGTCATCCACATCTGAGATTGACATCTCAGTAGGAATATCGCCATTGTTTCCGCCTACGCAGTTAATAATTGAAGCACTGGACTCCAAATTGTCACGTTGTAGAGCATCTTGAGTCTCACGAAGTGATTGACCAAGACGAGCTGCTGCCGAATTAAGCACAGGGTCCTCATTAGTGATCGTGACCTGTCTTGTCAATACAATGTAGGTCGCATAAACTCTAACTCGGCAATCCACATCAACGCGATTAAGCTGTTGTGGTGGTGGGTTGTTTTGGCTATCATCAAGAGGCACTTCGAATAGATCTAGTCTATCGTATCTGCTTTGACGATCGATAAAGCCATTGTTGTCCGGAAGCTCAACTGGAGTTGCAAATAATTGGTGTATCAAGTTGTGTTCTGGAGTAGACAATAGCTTTGCGTTATACCTCTGTTGTATTTGAGGAGGTAATGAAGCAATAGAAACGGTCATTTTAATCCCTTTATGTCCTAAGACATTTCGGGAACCCCACTTGCTTGTGATGCATAGCCAGTCATTTCACGATAAAGATCTTTCTTCATTGCATCCGTCATCTTGAAGGCTTGTGCGATTGGTCGTTTATCAAACGCCATAGGTGACTGTGTTGATTTACTAGACTTATCAATCGCTTTTTCAATTTCTTTTTCCCGTCTAGATTCCGGAACTTTAGAAGAAATACCCATCGCTTTCATGTACTTGTAGCTTTGCAATCCTATCTTATACGGATCTTTTAGTTCCGAGATAGTTTGAGCGAGTTCGGGTTCCTTTTCTTCAAATAAAGATAAAGTTTCTGGATTGACGATGTCGGAAAAATCAGAATATTGACGATTGAGACGATCCATGAATTGGCTGTCATTCTGCTGTTTGATATGTTTTTCAACTTCTCTTTTAGCAATTGACTCGGCGTACTGTTGAGCTTTCTTTTCAACAAGTTTTGAAATCTTGCCTTTAGAAATGTACTCATCCTCACCGATAGAATCCAATTCATCTAACTCTTTAGGTGCTTGAACAGATGCTTGCGACTGCAAGATCTTCTCAAACATAGCGTCTCGATCTCTTAGCTGTCTTTCCAACTCGGCATTTTTGATGCGCATTTGCTTCCAATTCCGCTCGTCAGCTTCTTTTTTTGCTTGTGCTACATCATTTACTTCATTGACTGGTGTTTCTCCCTGAGTTGCTACCTCGTAATTTTCGCTGATAGGGTTTGTTTCATCTGTCATGAATTATTCCTTTTGGTTTGTGCGGTCGGCTAACTCGCGATACGCCGATGACATTGGGCTAAGAAGTCGTTTGTACGCCCGATTTGACAATGAAAAAAAATATTGTTATATGTCTAGTAAAAAATGAAGAAATGTATTTATATTCTGATAAAAAAGGCGTTCTATATGATCTGTGGGGAATGTAATGAAGATCATTCTGATGATGATTTTCTAATGAAAAGTCTTATTTGTTATCATTGTATATATAAAAGAAAGATTGAATTATCACATTTCAAAGAAGGAAAAAAAGCTTGTGCCTGTAAAGAATGTAATAAATCCTTTATTATAGATAAAACAAAGAAAATCAGGCAAAGAAACGTTTATTGTTCTAAAGAATGTGCGCACACGGCACATAAGAAACAGATGCAAGATTTCTGGACTAACAAGGTGACTTGCGATTATTTTGTTAAATGACTGCTACTTGTGCTTCTTTTGGTTTTAAAGAGACAAGTTTATCACCAAGGTAGGATGGGTTTTCAACCCAGTTTCCCTCTTGGTTCTTTTTGAAACCAAAATGCTCTAATTGCATATTTTCCCATCTTCTAAGCAATTGGAGTTGCTCAGGGGGAAATAAATCAGGGCAATTGAGCATATTTAGCATGTTTGATCGGTGAGGAAGTTCCCAACAAAAATATATCTCGTTGGTGTATGGAATTACTCTAAAAACTAATGTGTCGTCTTCTGGATATGGTCTATAGATTGTTTTAAGCATTCTGCGAATAAATGCATTTTTCATTTGAAGATCGCGCTTTTCATGCACGGTTATATAGAAGGGTCTTTTCTCGAAGTCTACACTTCCTTGAACTACTGTATCATTGAGATCTTCGACAAGGCTTTTTCTAAGCTCATAATTCATATCACCAGTGATAATTTGCTTCTCACCATTGAATTGAGCGTCGCGGTAAATTGCCCCTACAGTTTTTCTAGTTGGATCGTATTTACTTTGATTGATCATGAATACCTTTCTTAGGTCTAAGACGTTCTTTGTAGGGCATTTGTTGTACAAATGGTGCTTTAAAACTTGTCTTTAAAGTCTTATTATGCGATTGTGGTTTGTTTTTCATAGAACTAATCCAATTAAGGGTGGGGACAACGTGTCCCTACCCAGTTGCTAACCCATAGCAAGAATTATTGTTTTGGCTCATGTAGCGTCAATGTTCTATAATCCATTCTCAATTCATTATTGCGAATATCACGCATAGTCATTTCCGGCTCACGCTGAAAATTTCCGTTATACTGATCACGCATGCTAATGGGGCCTTTCTGAATTTCTACCTTATGAGATTGGTGTTTTTTAGACATTAAGAATACCTGCCGTTATATGACTGTTTATTTAAATCTTTAGCCATTCCAGATTGCATCTTATCTTGTCTTTCAATGTATTCTAGAGTCTTTGAAAAACCACGTTCTGCAAATTCAGCTTCAGGTTTCTGGTAGTCATGAACTTTAGGAGACATATCTCCTTGACTATAGCCAGCGTGTGCCATAGAAGTCTCATGCCCTTTGTTCTTAGACTTAGATTCATGCATAGGGTGTTTCCCTTCATGCTTAGGATGTTTTGATTTCTCATGTGCCATAATGTTTCTCCTCGTTATGGTCAAATTAAATATTTACGCAACATTCTCATTGTTTGCAACAACTTCTTTTTCAGGATTTGCAGCAGGACTCAAAGAGTTTAAGATCTCCACTTGCTGCATGATATGCTCTAGATCCATTCCCTTGAGTTCTTTAAGAGCTTTAACTACATTCAGAAGGCTTGCAGTGTCCTCTTGGTGTGCTCTACGTAACTTATCTTGAGCAATAGCTGTATCTGTTGTGATTTTAGCGACTCTTTCTTTAGCTAATCCTTCTTGTGAATGAGCATATGCAACTTTAGTCATATTATCGACTTGCATTTGCTGCATCTGCATCTCAGCCATTTTCTGTTGTTGTTCCTGCATTCCTTTTTCTTTAGCTTCGATTTGTTCAATCAACTCATCTTTATTTTGAATTGTCATAGCTTTTATGATTGATTGGATCGGTACACTCTCAGGAGCGATAGTTTTAAGGTGAAGAAGTTGAGCAAGCTCAAGTTGTTGTTGCATCTCTGTCAATGGCGCTTGAACAACTTTGCAACCATATTTGAAGAATATTTTGTTATCAAACTCAGGTGACGGCTCTTCTCCAGTGACTTGTTTGATCTTTCCGTATGTCCAGTTCTTTTGCATGAATCTAATTTCAAGATCGCCACATAATCTCTGCGCTTCATCTGCTTGGTCAAATAAACGCGTTAGATTGCGTGAGGTTGCAGCTTGTCGCATCATTGATATAATGCCTGCCTTGTCATCTACATCCATACCCATAGATGCAGGATCAACGCCAGATACACGATAAATAACATCCTTCAACATTTCTTCCATCTGCAGCATAACAGGCGACGGAGGAACAATCGGCATAGGCTGCACATCGTCCATGCTCATTTCTGGATCGATGAATAACGCGCGACCATGCCCTTGATTAAATGCATCGTCAGGTGTAACCAGAGCGCCTTTCTTGATCTTAAGACCTTGTTGCTGAGCATCCAAAATTTCTAAATTAGACACTTTCAAACGATTGAAAAGGTATTGCGGGTCGCGAAGGTCCCTACAGATGCCTCTGAACTTGTATGCGTAGTATGGGGTGTCTGCCGTAAAATAGGCCAATAAGGGAACCACAGGGTAAGAATCCAAGCCGTATGGGTTTGGTTCATCTACGATCACACGGTCATTAAGAATAATTGAGCGCCTAACGGTAGGAATCTGTCGCTTGATGATTGCGAGTTTTCCCTTAAATGCTTGCATGATGCCTTTTAAGTCTTCTTCGCTTCCAGTAAACTCTTGCGTTTCTTCTGTTTTCTTATCAACTAAGAATTTAGCTTCTCGGTTTGTTAGATACCAATATTCATCGAAGGCAATAAGATTAGGGAATTGTATTTGATAAACTTCCGGCATGTAGAAAAACTTATCATCTCTATAAGTGCCTTTAGGTAGGCTTAAGATATCATCTGCAAACTGAGGGTATAGCAATGCCGCTTCTTCACGGTCAAAAAATGTGCGAAGCCACCAGAAACGAGCGTCACTCATATCGTGCTTTCTGAAATAAGGATCCCACAGAGCTGCTTTCATATCAACATAGCGCCATTTAGGATCTGGAGAGATAGGATCGCAACTATTATCTCCATAGAGATACATGAACCCTAAGCCTTGAACGAGCGCGCCTAATTCAAACGCATCACTGAAAGTCTGATAAAAACCTTGTTTGTGATTATGATATAAACATTTTGTAAATTGATCAGCTGTCTTTTGACCCTGTGCATGAATAGGAACGCAGGCCGTAGACTTTCTCGTCATCCTTTGCTGCCCAGAAATAGCCTGGACAATAGGGTTCATGATATTAAAGTTCCACACTTTACGACGATATGTGGCTACACCTGGGAAGATAAGACCCCAAATGTCTTGATCACCCATGCAAAAGCGCTGATCAACATCGGCTTGATACCATTGTGTTTGCAGAATATTGATGCAGTCAGAGTAGTTTTTCTCCATTGATTGACGGAGAGACGTATTCAAGCCTTCTTCGGGCCAAAAAATCGGATCTGAGTTTCTAGGCATATTCTCCAATCTTTTCTTGTGATAAATTATGATCCGTGATATCATTTGTCCATGATAAAAATGACACCGATAGATATTGCGAAATTCTGGATGAAATCAAAAGAGGATTCTTCCTCAAAGATAATCCGAGATGCGAAAAAGTGGTATGGGCGTTGTTGGATATGGCAAGGAAACTTATGGGAAAGTGGGTATGCCCGTTATATCTTGAGACAAAAAGAATATAGAGCTCATCGAATATCTTATTTCTTAACGTATGGAATTTTTGATGAATCTTTGTTTGTTTGTCATAAATGCGATAATCCTTCTTGCATAAACCCCCAACACCTTTTTTTAGGTACTCCAAAAGAAAACACACAAGATATGATTGATAAAGGTAGGTTAGTCCGAAATAGAGGGGAAAATAAAGGTGTTTCTTTACGAAAATCGACTGGAAAATGGCGAGCAAGGTATATGAATAATTATAAGAGCATGCTTGTAGGAGATTTTGAAACCAAAGAAGAAGCTTTGGAAGCCTTACGTATAGCAAAATATCACCTCGAGTTATAAGGCTTATCTTGAGTAAAAGATTTTGTTTATTTCAATGCTAAAAGAATTGACACAATTTAAAATGAGGTGGTAGATTTCTGCCAGAGAAAAGAGACATTAGAGAATGCATCCAAAATTATGTGAGTGGTTTTGGGTGCTTTTTTATTTTCTTCAGCTCTGGATATTTAGGCATTGGAAATCAGTATTTAGCATCATAAAAATCGAATGCATTAAATCCCACAGTTACAACATCGTCTTCATCTGAGAGTAAAAATTCTTTTTCTTTAGGCATTTCTGTTGATGAGTTTATTTTTATCCATTCATTCATGAAAAATACCTGTTAATAGCTTTTAAATCGTTTTCTATACTTCCACCCTGCGAAGCTTCCATCCCTTTCAATCCAATAGCTAGCATACGGAATGCATCGCTTGCGTGACTATGCATATCGTGAAGTGGGGTGTTGTGGTAGCATCCAAGTTTATCATCCCATAGTTTACGGTAGGACTCTAGATGCATCAGACCTTTACGGCAATTCTTTTCATCGAACACACAGCGACCTAATATAGATCGTACAATGTTGATTCCATCAAATATTCCTTTACTCTCTCTAGGAAGCACTACGTATTTCCCATGTAAAACCGCTTTACATAGGTCAACCCATGTTGTCATTTGTGCATCGTGGTTCAGTCCGTCGTGAGGGAATATGTGACGACCAAACTTATATTTCTGAAACTCTAGCCAATCGCAATAAAAGGTGGCTTTCTCTCCATGGTTCTCATAGAAATTTATGATCTTAATCTGTCCACCCATGCCTAATTGGAAGCACCAAATACTCGTATAATCATGAACTCCAATATCCCACGCAGTATGAACCAATTGAGAATCATCATAAGGAACAGTACAAATAGCGCCTTTTTCACGGAGTTTTGAGATCTGGCTTCCATAATACAGTCCTTCATTTGCGGATTCGAATGCTTCTTGTGGATTGCTAGGGTATTCTTGCTTCATCGCATCACCTAACAACCTCTGTTTCATTTCATACCAACGACGCTGTTCCTCATCAATTACTCTTTCGCGCTCTGCCTGAATACGATCCAAATAATCATTAGTTTCTTTACTCACAACTATCTCCGGGCTGTTTAATCTGTATGATGGTTCATCGTTCCAACTTAGAAAGTGAAATTTGAAGTCCATATTTGATAGTTTGCGATGACTCTCTTTAACTTTCCTTGCTTCTTGGCACATAGAAAAGAAATTGCCTTCACGACCTTCTGCTGTGCTCTCAACAACTACGACTTGGTCTTCTGCTACCGTGTTTAAACTTCCTGTCATGATCTCTTTAGCTACGTCAGGCGACTGGCAGCATATCTTTCCATATTCACTCACTAACAGCCTATTGCATGTTCCAGAACGAAACCCAGTACTCACTCGATAGTTAGAGCCATTTTCAAACATTAATTCGCCTGCACGATCATTCCTAGCTTTATTTATATATCGTGTCCATTCAGGCATATTGTCGTAGGCGAACTTAACTTTTGATCTGAATATGTTCTCGGCATCTTCTCGACGGTGTGCGATAATTCCACATGTCATATTCTGTTGCCAAAAACAATCATCTAAAAAATCTATTACCCAAAATGTTGTACAGCCTAATTGACGAGCTTTAAGAATAACTGTTTTGTTCCAACGTTGCTCATGGAGCTGTAATTGAGCCCAATTTAGGGAGAAAGGAACTTTATTTCCTGATTTATCGATGAGATAATAGAGATTTTCAAGACGGGCTTTCTTATTGAGAAGCAGTTCAAGAGAAGGAGGTACATCCCACATTATGCATTGTCTTTTCGTTGTTCTTTGATTTTTGTCAAATCAGAAAGCAGCTCAGCCATTTCAGGAGTCATCTGCTTAGATTTATCTTGTTCTATATTTTTATATTTATCATGTGAGTTCGTTAAAACAAATCTAGCTACATTCCAGTCTGCTTTTTTCCAAAATGGATATTTGTGCAGTCTTCCTTCTTGTATTTCTTTTGCCGTAGCATAGTATTCATGAAAAACAGGATATCTCCTTATAAAAGAATCAATAATACTTTTTTTTATTCCTCGGTAGGTGAAGAAATCTTCGAACCAGATTTCCATCGGATTTTCTGTAAACCATGTGACAAGTTCTTCTCCAATTTTCCTAACTTGTTCATCTGTATAGGCATCTTCTGGTTTCCCACGATACCCAAACAGCGCCCCCTTTTCACATCCTGCATAGGGTAAATGTCCTTTTGGAGCTGCCATATTTCAACCTTTTGTTTAAAACACAGCGTACACAATTAAAAATTTAACGTAAATATTTAGCTGCTAGATAGCACACAAAAGCGCAGAGGCAGTAGAAAATTATTAGGGTCTCGTCCATCCAGATTTTGCCGATGTTATATGTTTTAGCTTAGATATTTCTTCAGCCATAATACCGAGTGCATGGGCTATGTTGAAGTCGCATGAAAAATGTTCAGGTAAACTTTCATTTGGATAGTTCTCTCTAAAAGATTCTATGGATTTTTGCCTTTGCTCATCGGCCTTAATAGCATGTTCTTGAAATAAAGCGCACAAGGATTCGATCGAGTAGTCTGTCATAGTTTTCCCTTAAATTCATTGGTAAATGTAATCCTAAATGTATCTGGTGGAATATCCTGAACTCTAATTTCATAAACTTCTTTATTATCTACACCTTCCATTATCATTCGAAGGGAAACTTTTTTTCCAGTTTCGGAATAGGCATCTATATAAGTTATAATTTCAGTCATGATTTTCCCTTTTTTTTTGTCGTTGATAATGGTATACAGAATGAGAAAAAAACTAGAAAGGAAAAATGGATAAAGATCAAGTGCAGGAACTTTTAAATAAAACTCCAGATGAACTCAACAAAATGACTAAAAATTCTGTTCACGAGGGGTATAAAGGGATATTGCGCTACATGTTAATGGATTTTTTTAAAGATATCACTTCGCGTTGTGAGCCATTTGAAAATAAAAGTGAGGTAGCTCAATATATCTTTGATTGGGTAGAAAATCATTCGAAGCCTGCTAGTGAGGACTGGAAACCTGGTGATCAGTATGAGTAGCGAATCGAAAAGTTGGAAGAGAAATGTAAAGCGGTTTTACATCTAATTGAATACACCCCCTAAAGTTTCCTATTCGGGGGTTAATCATTACGCTCTACTTGCTTTTTCGGAGCGCACAGAATTCTCTTTAGGAGATTTTTCCTTCTTGTCTTTCTTAGGTCTTTTAACTTTTGATCCATGGTCAACACATCCTGACCCATCGATCTCATATGTGCCCTTACCTGTATTTACTGTAACGCAGGCATCTAGTGCATTGATCATTGCAATTGATACGCATAGGGCTAAAATTGTTTTTTTCATTGTTGTTTCTCCTTGATGATTGTGTCTAATCGGTCATATAGATATTTTAATATTGGCAATTGGCTTGCTTCGTATTCTGTTTTGATGAATTCTTTCAGGTCTAACAGTTTTCTGAAAAATTTGTCTAAATCAGGAGTTGTTTGATATTCAATAATTTTAGGCGCATCATATTTTTGACTGCTACAACATTCTTTATCTACCATTGCATTTCCTTTTTTGTTAGTTGGTGAATTTATCACGTCATTAATATATGCATTAAAAAATTCGTCTATGGTCATTTCTGTCTATCTTCGCAAACACGGCATTTTGAACTTTGCACAAACCTAACATATTCGATAAATTGAATGCCCATACCGATAGCCATTGCTACACTTTCAGGGTTTAGCTCATATTGAGCATGGCATTTAGTGCATGCAATCACAAGAACTAGATCGCCGTCCGCGTCTAAACATTTTTCTAATTCGTCTTTTAATCTGTTCACGTCAAAATTAATCATTTTTCCCTCACCCACTTTGTTCCTTTCGCGTCCACGTAAAAATCAGGCTGTTTGACCTGGATGGTGATTGTGTATTCAGGCTCTTCGATCGCTTCGTTAAACGTTGCAGTTATCGGGAAATTATCGATTGGTGTCGCTTTAATCTGCTGTGAAACCCACGTTTTTAGATGCAAAAGTTTTGTGATTTTTTGTGTCATGCGTTAGATTCCTTTAAATATTTGTACAATGTAAACCGTGAAATGCCCAATTCTTTAGCTATCTGTGTTTTGGTTTTTCGTGTTTGCATTTGCTGCTTCATCTCAACGATTTTTTCTTTCGCTATGGCTTTTCTACCCTTGTATTTGCCGAGCTTCTTAGCAACTGCGATTCCCTCGCGCTGTCTCTCTAGAATAAATGCATGCTCAAACTCCGCGAATGCGCCCATCATATGCAGCATTAGGTTAGATAAGGCTGAGTTCTCGTCACTGAATACGAGGCCCTCTTTAATGAATCTCACTTTTACTTTTCTGGCAATGAGTCCACTCACTATCTCTTTTAGGTCTGCCACTCGACGAGAAAGCCTATCCATGCTGTGCACGATTAGAGTGTCATCTTCACGGATAAACTCTAGCAAATTCGTGAGCTGTGGTCTATCCATATTTCTAGCAGTTGCGTAGTCAACGAAAACTTTGTCAAGCTTAACATTTTCAAGCTGCCTATCAGGGTTTTGGTCTGGTCCACTTACCCGTTTGTATCCGATGTTTTTTCCTGTCATTTTTTCGTCCTAAAAGTTCTTCGTTTACGCCTGATATATCTATAATGGATTGTAAAAAATCATTATAACTATATGGGTCGCCTATATTTTCCCCTGTTTCTTCATCGGTATGATGGAATATTTTATCATCTGGTGAAAAAGGAAGCGCTACGGGTATAATTGGCTTAATGGGATTATCTTTACCTGTCATTCGTCAACTTCCTCGTCAACTTCCTCGTCAAAAATATCTTCAAAAAAACTAAAAAAAGTTAATCCATGTAGTTCTTCTGGAACTTTAAAATGAGAATTTTCCATAAGTTCCAGAAGATGTTTATCCATGTCTTCACATGAAATTCCCTGAAATTTTTTTAGTAATTCTTCTTGGTTGGGTTGTATGTTGTCTTTACCTGTCATTTATTTCCCCAGCTATTTCTTTTAATATTTGAATGCTTCGGTTTATTCCACATCTAAATCCGAAATAAAAACTACACGAAGTTACTACGAATGAAATCACGAAAACAAAAATAAAATGTAACATTATTTCTTATTCCTTTAATGTCTCAGATTGAATTTCTTTCTTTATTTCTTCACTAAACGTATCCAAAAGATTATTTACATTATGATCCCACGCGTTTACCATTTGCTGAAACAAGACTTCTTTTGCTATGCCGTTGGTGAGGACTTTCCACACCAGAAGATTGAGTAACGCTGAACATGTGTGCTCTAGTGGGAATTCTTTAGTTGATTCATCAATAAATTTCAGTAGCTTGGCTACTTCTTCTTGATCAGTCATTTTGTTCCTTATTTCGTAAGTTCTAGTAGTCTTTTCTTCAAAGCTTCAATCTCAGCTTTTTTCGAATTGTCATACTTAGATTTTGATTCTTCAAGTATTTGTTTTAAAATAATTTCGTCCAGGATAGCTTTTTGCTTTTTCACCTTGTTTCGTATCCAGATTTCGAAGGGGAGTAATTCCTTTTTCCCATTTAACATTATTCCTCATAAATTTTATTTAAGTTTTCTTGCTTCATTAAATCAGGATATGAATGTATATAACATTTTATTGCAAAAATCAAATCACTATCGCTATTTGTTTGAAAGCACATAGAGATTAATTTAATCATGTCGTTTAGTGATAAATTTTTAAGATACGGAAATTTATCGTACAATTCTGCTCTAGTGATTTTTTTATGTGGTGTTTTTTGGTCCATACTACCTGGTTTGTAAGAAACATTATAGAATATGGCATAACATTATGTCAACACTTAAATCATATATCTAAAAACACATGCTCACATAAACTTTAGGTTTTACGTGTTTGCGATTGAGGGGAGTACCTTATTCAGACATTAAAAATTCATCCAGTCTGCCTTTTGAAATCTATCTCCGTAAGGTATCCAATCATCATCCCTTTCGGAAACAAATCTAAAATTTAAATTATGTTGATATTTATCGTAACATGAATTTATTATTTCTTTTGCGGCTTTTTCATCTTCGGCTTTGATTGCAGCACAAATAATATCGATTTCATCGTCATTTTTGTCATAACACCATCCGCTAATCCACCATGGGAAATTTAACATGAATGGTTCATCAATTGGACAATACCAACTAATCCAAAAGTTTTTCATATGCATTTCTAACCTTCATATTAGATGACATTTTTGATATGCGTTTATCGGACCTTTCGAAGCGCATTTAGGGAAACATTCATCGCATACAGAATCACTAAGTTTAACCTCATAAAGATTAGAGCAATATTTGCATCTTTTTTTATCGTTATTACTTTTTATTTTTTCAAAAATCCATGTAAAATCTTTCATATTTTCAGTTTCTGCTACGGCATTCATAACTATTTTATTTTCAAAAACAATATGCGCCCAGTTATAATGTGGCTCTTTATTTTTGATATATTCTATAGCTTCTTCAATTGTATTAAATTCGTCTTCAAAATCTTCCCAGCCACCACGCGGATAGAAATGATATCCATAAAAAACTAAATATTTACTTTTCATTATTTTTTTCCTTCGGTGGTTCAGGGAGCGGCATCCAGTAATGAATATCGTTGCAAATCCCTTGACCATCCCACGCGATTAAATTGTGTCTATCTGGACTATCTGGATAATATTCGTGTGTACGGTATGCTATATCGACTTCATTTCCTCCAAACACACCATTTTTTTGAAAAACCAACACTCGTTCTCCAATTTCCGGAAATCTATCCGTAATTCTAATCCATTCCATCTTTTTCCTTCCTTTTCTCCATCCATTTTTCTAGACATCCAAACCCACAGAAAAAAACATCTGCATCTAAAAGAGGGTACATGTAGTAATCAACAACTGCGCTGCTATCTGGTCCGAAATGTCTGTTTTTTAGGCATAGGCAATGATCATAACCACCTCGTGAGTAAGTTAAATCTGCATCGCAATTATCACACAATATTTTAATCATTATTTTCCCTCTTTTTTAGCTTTCTCTATCAACCTCCATGCGCCCCTAACCTTTTCAATAAATGTTTCTTCGTTGAATCCTTCATACATATTTAAATCTATTAGCAACATGGACAGCACAGTGCTAACTTCTGTATCAGAAAAATTGTCATTACGGATCACATCGACAATTGCATCGGTCAATTTTTTTGTGCGCTCTAAAATTTCTAGAGATTGCTCTTGATAAATCACTCTGTTTTTTCCATTTTTACTCTAAATTGTTTTTTCATAAGTTCGCAGGTAAAATCAAAATCTGCCTCTGAAACTTCATGTTGCTTGCAGTACGCTACTAGCATACAATTTAAAAAAGTCATGACTTCATTCGGCATGACTTTTTTTTCTTCGCAAGCTTTTAATAAAATATCTTTAACATCATCTAAATCGTTATAATCCATTATAATAATTCTCCACAGTTAGGGCAGCTCTTTTTTTTCTTGCTGCTGCCTTTTTCTTTTTGTTCACCTTCTTCTTGGCATGAGCCTAAAAGTTGCTCTTCGGTAAATCCATATGATAAAAGCTCGAGAGGATCAAATTCGTTGGCTAGGATATCATAGTCAAAACTTCCCTGATGCAAGTTCAATCCAATCATTAATTCTTCTACTTCTTCGTCTAACAACTCACGATCAGCTACCCAGCATTCTACCGTCTTAACCTTTTTCTTTTTGAGAGCGCGAATCCTTTGATGTCCTCCAATGATTGTCATGTCCGTATTGATAATGGGTTTATCGATGAGCCCGAACTTATCTATCAAATTGGATAATCTGTCAAATTGATCTTTTTTGATCTGTCTTGGATTTTTTGGATGTTCTTTTAAAGACTTTATTAGCAGTTCTTCTAGTTTCCATTTAATCATTATTCACCCCTTAATTGACACAGTCTTAATCGTAACTCAGAAATATCAATATCATATTCTCTATGCACAGTGCGTTTTGCATCTGAAAATAGATATATTTGTTCTTTAGTTGCTTCATCCATTAAGTTATCGAACTTATTTCTAAAATGTTTTGTTAACTCAATCTTAGTTATAATTCTTTTTATTTGCTCTTCATCTATTTTTTCATCTATTTTTTCTTCCATTTTATTCTCCCTATATTTATAGTCCTCATCCGAGGTAACGATGAGCGAACATATTCAGTTAGAATTAAATTTTCAAGAAAAAACGCCAGAAGAAATGACTTTATCTTTGATGCAGAAACAAATTAACGAAATGCATGAGAGCATGGGGAAAGTTCGCCGCAAAATGTTTGCGGAATTGGGTGAGGTCAAGAAAATGCATGACAGACTCATAAAAGAGCACGCTGATTTGCAGAGTTCGATTAGCGCTATGCTGAATCAAAAAACTGAGTGGCTCTATCAAAGTGTCGACACTCTCTTTGAGATAGCGGACAAAAAACAAGCGTAATTCGGACATATTTCGTTTATTCGGACAAAATTGACTCAATCTCAATCCTAATCCCTAGCGTTTTGCTTTTCTCTTGAGCGTATTTCCACGTGATGCGAAGGTCTGAGTCGGCGCGTCCTTTTATTGATCGCAGTTTCCCTTCTTTGGTCATGTAGGACTTTCTCTTTTCAGGAAATATACACTCGCTAATCTCGTCTGTTATCCATTTAAAACTCATAGGTAAATTTTCCTGCATATCTAACGATCTAGTACTGAGCCTAGTCATCGTCACTGTGCATGGTAATGGTATCTCATGCTTTAGAGCGTGAAATAGCGCCCTAATGAAAAATTGCTGCTGCCTATGCCTTCTACTTGACACTGTCCAATGTTCAGAGCTGTTTGCTTCGCTTACGGTTTTTAGTGGGATCTCCCAGGTGATCTTTTCCATTCAATCCTCCGCAGCAATCGTTTTCGGGTTCGGGCAATGTGTGTTTTGCGCATTTTTTGTAGGCAAACCCCATTAGTAACTTTTTCTCTTCCTCTTTCATTTTCACGTATTTATCACACATTTCCGTATTGTAAATATTAATCGCATACTTCAGGCAATCGTTGTAGCTATCAAACGCAGGGGAAACTGTCTCATCATGATGGAAACACCCGAATAAAAAACGGTCCTCGTCTGCTATATCTAATAGGTAGATGTAGATCTGGAACGCCAATTGACCTATCAGGAGCTCTTCCCTAAATGTGCAGGTGACGAAATATTTGCTGGCTGTAATCTCATCGGTGTTTTTGTACTTTTTCATATTACATTCCCATATCTACTTTATCGAAATCATCCGCAAATATTTTCTTTCCCGCAAAATGAGATCCTGGAGGATTAATAGGTCGATTTCCATCACTCCATTCAATCACTTCAGAAATTTTTAAATCAGGATTATTTTTTGCTGCTGCGAAACCTTGCCTATATCCTCTACGATAAGCTCGCTCTTCGTCGCTATCAATGAAATCTTTTTGCCTTTGAGAAAGGAGATTATATTCATCATCGCATTCAGTAATTTCTTTTACCCACTTAAAATAGTCTTTTTCGTCCATGACTTCACCGGAGTAACTGCTTTCATATTTTCCGTCTTCTCTCTTTCTCATTCTAAAATCCTAAATTTATTAGTTTTAAGCGCTTCCTTGAATTTCTCCATGAAACCTTTCTCCTCGTATTTGATAAAAACACCTGCTGCGGAAGCGCCACCATGTACGATTTCTACATGTTTACTGCAACATTCTATTTTAGCAATCTTATTTTTTAGACCATCGTATTTTGCTGCGTATTTTCGGTTATCGTCCTCAACTTCTTCCTTGTTCTTCGAAACTTCAGGTTTATCTTTACATGCCCATTTAATCGAGGCAGCTAGGCAATTCGTCGGAGGATGATCTTTGTGTGTAGAATAAACTACTGCGTTCCTAACGGTTGATTCGTCATAGCGTGAAGTAATCCAAACTTTATCGCTCTGTGGAATATCAATATCATTGAGGCATTCATGTATCACAGGCTCTTTCTGAATCTTCTTTTTTGATGCAGAAAAAACAGCAGCAGCCGGCGCAGCCTGTTGTTGTTTCTTTTCTTTTGTAATAGTTTCTTTTGTGTGCGTCCTAGGAACGTGGGTTTGTAGATCTAAAGACGCGGGTTGTGGGACTTTAGGACGCGGGTAGGAATTATTTGAAAGCATCTCCATTTCTTCTTCGCTGATCTCGTCGTCATCGAAATTTTCCGCTTTCATTTCCTCCATGACAAGACGAAAATATAGTCTTTCATTTCCATTTTTTCCGAATCTTTTCTCTTCGATTAATCCTTTTTCTATCAAGGATTTTAATGACCTATATACCGATTTACGCTCCATTCCAGTTTTTTTTGCTAAAATCCCGATAGTTATTCTATCCCATTCCTTATGCCAACCGAAAGTTTGTCTTATCAATACAAGAACAATTCGAAGTTCTCCCTCTTTCAAAGTCTTAAAGATTTCATCGAATAGGATATTTGGACTTTGCGTATAATTTGGGGCTTGAATTTTCATTCTTCACCCCCTTTTACAAGATCTCCTGATTCAATTAATTCATTGACAAGTTCTTCTAATCTTTTTTCGGGGATATATTTGAAATGAGAGCTTAATCCTTTCAAATTTTTATTTGGTGCATCGTCAATATTAGCAAGAATACAGGCTCTTTCTAAGCCAATGACTTTAGCCATTTCGGGAGAGAAATTGTGACAATCTTTAACCCCTTTTATTACCGTAAAGGTGGAGTTTTCAAAATCTTTAGGTGGTTTTTTCTTCGACATGGACATTATCCCTTGTTGTTAAAGTTTACTTTAATCAACAAAGAGCTGGATCGAAATGTATCAAAATGATAAGCTGTGGATATTATCGTGTTACATTAGTGAGCTCTAACTCACTTTGATACTTTTCTTTTTCAGTTCTTTGTTGGGGTGTTGTGAGTAAAAGCATAACACCCTTTCTTTTTAAGCCGTTTTGTTTCGTAGATATGACGCGAACGAGAATTTATTCCGACATAGCCGGAACGGCTCATTCACTTTTGCTTTCTCAAAATTACGTCGTATCATGCTGAAATCTCCTAGCAATGTTATAGGTTTACACCTAAAATAAAGTTTTAAGCAACATATTTCGGAGGTTTCGTATGCGCATGATGCAATATGAGAGCAAACGGATATTTAGTCCATATACTCGCGAGCGATTCAGCCCTCACAAAAAACCGCCAAGATCAACCGTCGCTATTTTGATTCTGCTCTTGATTCTGATGCTTTTGGCAGTCTTTAGCTTTGGTCTGTAGATTTATGATACCCTTGGTTGCTTCAAAAATATCCTTTGCAAGTCTGCGACCAGGTAATTTTTTTCCCGATGCAATGCCAGACATATAAGCCCTATTGCAATCTAGTTTGTTGCAAAATTCTGTTATAGTCATTCCTACATTAGCCAAGTAAGCTTTTAAATTAATATTATCCATTTTCTTACCTCTTTTAGATTTTATCATACATTATAGTTAAAGTAGGATTATTTTGCAATCGATGAAAAAAACAAACGTTTTTTACTTTTCTTCTTGTTTAAATTCATCACATCTGTTATATTTGGACACATAAACGATCACTAGTCTCGCTAGGTGACCTGTTAAATCAGGCTAGTTTGTAGCAGGTGACGTAAACAACATGGAGATTAAGATGAACGAAACAGATTACGACGAGTTTGAGCCTGATGTAGATTATGAATGCGATGAATGCCAAGAGCAATGCTGCCCTTGTTGTTCAGGTCACGGATGCAACTTTTGCCTAATGTTGGAGAGGTAACATGGATATAACAATGACAGTCGTTAGATTGGGATTATATTATGCACGGAAAAAATATCGTGTGGATACAAATGATCAGCTTTGGCAGAAACTTAGAGACGAGTCTAGAAATACGGGCGAACAGATAGAAATGAGACAATTTGAATCAAAATCACTCTCAATTTGACGATTGAGAGTGACATAAAAAAACTTTATTTTACAATATGGGGATAACATGCAAGCTTATAGTAGAGAGCCAACACCACAGATAAACCAACAACGTCCACAACGCTATCAACAAATTCAAGATCAACGCGGCAATAATCATATTGCTGCGCCTGGTTTAAATCAACACATTCCTAATAAGGGAGCTGCGAATATGAATAAAGTTGCCGTTATGCCCAATAGCTACGAAACCGCAAATGTCGACTCACACTTTAACGCTAAACAGATTGACATACTCAAAAACTCTATCTGTCGAGGTGTAACTAATGATGAGTTTGAAGTGTTTCTGATGGCCTGTGTTAAAACTAAGTTAGATCCGTTCATGCGCCAAATCTACGCTGTTAAGCGTAAAGCTAAGTTGCCTAATGGTTCATGGGGTGAGACTATGACTATTCAAACAGGCATAGATGGCTATAGATTGATCGCTGAGCGCACAGAAAGATATGCGCCAGGGGTTGAGCCAACCTACACGTATGATGAGAAAGGAGGCCTTCTATCTGCGACGGCATATATTAAAAAACAGACTGCGGACGGAACTTGGCATTTGGTTTCTTCGAGTGCTTATATTGATGAGTATTGTCAAACTTTCACAGATAGGGCCACAGGAGAGAAGAAAGCTTCGGGGATGTGGGGTAACATGCCTCGTACCATGTTAGCTAAATGCGCAGAAGCCCAGGCCCTAAGAAAGGCATTCCCTGCGGAGATGTCCGGAGTTTACACAAAAGAGGAAATGCAGCAAGCTGACCCGATTGATGTCACACCTAAAATTTCTCTTGAGCAAGCGTCTGATCTTGAAATGATTCTTGACGAATGCGATGCCAGATATAAAACGTTAGTCTATGAATACATAAAAAAATCCTACAACACTGAAAACCTATGCGACTTGCCTGCGGAGATATTCACTAGAATGAAAACGGCTGCCGTTAAAAACATGGAGCAAAACCATGCGAAACAGAAAGAATCGTATGAACAACCAGAAACCATTAATGTCGAGGCTCTATGAATTCACAAGATCTAATTAGACAAGTTCAAGAGAGCTGTGGCGAATGGCTAGAAATGACAGAATCCCCTGATGCGCTAGTATCGGGGATTCTCGCAAATAAAGTGATTGCATTGCAAGACCACATTGAGTATTTAGAGAGGAGGCTGGAATATGCAAGAGTCAAATAGTTTCTTAGACGATTTTCAGCAAAACCAGATTCTCGTACTACACAGAAACGGTTTTACACAAAAGTTCATCGCGGATTTATTGAAAGTGTCTCAAAAAACTATATGGAGACACCTTCATAAACAGATGCCTATATCGGACCTACACGGTGAAGGAAACGGTAATTGTAAGCTCACAGATAAACAGGTTCTTGAGATTAGATCAATTTACGTGCCTTTCGAAACTACTTACAAAGAAATCGCAGAAAAATACGACGTTAGCATTTCAACGATAAAATCAATCATACTGAGGCAAACATGGAAGCACATTTAATTCAAGGAACGGACGAATGGTTGCATTATAGGACTGGCAAAATAACGGCGACTGACGCTTGCGTGATTATGGGGTTCTCTAAATGGAAAACAAAGCTTGAGCTTTACCACGACAAGATTAACGAAAACACTGCTAATTTTGTTAATGACAGAATGAAAAGAGGTAACGATCTTGAACCTATGGCCCGAGAGCTTTTCTGTATTCAAAATGCGTTGGAAGTGTCGCCTAGAGTTGTTATCAAAGATTGGGCGATGGCATCGCTAGATGGTATGAGCGAATGCGGTAACTATATCGTGGAAATCAAATGCCCTGGCGAGAAAGACCACGCGACTGCATTAGCCGGGAAAGTGCCTGATCACTATTACCCTCAGATACAACACCAGTTATATGTTACCGGGTTAGAATGGGCGTTCTACTACAGTTTTGACGGCATCGATGGGGTGACCATATACGTACCTAGAAATGAGGAGTATATTGAAAAGATGGTCCAGGAAGAACAAAAGTTCTTCGCATGTTTAGAAAGCAAAACGCCTCCAGAATTATCTGAGAGTGACTATAAAGAAAGGGATGATGACCTATGGAAACAGTGCGCTTTTCGATGGAAATCGGTGTCAGAGGAAATAAAATACTTAGAAAAAGAACAGGAAGAACTTCGAAACCATCTATTGTTTTTATCTGGAGAATCAAATACGAAGGGATGCGGTATATCACTATGCAAGGTTCAGCGAAAAGGAAATATCGAGTACTCTAAGGTTGATGAATTGAAGGGGGTTGACCTTGAGAAATACAGAAAGCCTTCTATAGATACATGGCGAATAACGTCTCAATAAATAAAGGGTCAATCCCTGACAGGATTGACCCAACCTTCCTTGGAGTCAAACAAATCGTATCACGTCAATGATTTTATGTAACGCGATGTATTTATATAGACTAATACATGGTTATACTCAGTTTGAGATATAACTTGAGTTGGCTACGATGTGTAACGATGTAATTTTTAATAGGATATTTTAATGGTACGACTATCAAAAGAATTAGATAGAAAATATGCGAATGATAGGTATTTTAAAATGTGTACATTAGTTTTAGATACTTTGGGAGGTCGCTGTTGCATATGTGGACAATCAGATTATGATGTTCTACAAATTGATCACATAATACCAATATTAAAGTCATCTTACAAAAGAAAACCTAATATACAACTTTTTTTTCATATTTTGAATGGTAAAGAAAATAAATAAAACTTACAAATTCTTTGCGCTAACTGTCATATGAAAAAAACTGTCATTCAATTAAGAGGTCAATTGCAACCGACTGAAAATTAAGTTTTTTTATTAGGAAAACCCGAAAACCCAGATATTTATGCTTTGGATATCATTCCGCCCTGCATATATTTAAAGTCTAGGCAGTTCCTACAACTGAATTTTGGGCTGAGGAATTTGAACCCTCTATATCCTAACTAGTAGGCGCCTCGCCATCGGCCTAGCCCAATCAATATTCGTGTGCTTTCGATGCTCGTTTTTTCATATCTTTAGCTGCGGAAGAGGCCTCTTTCATTTCGACTTTATCATGCTTTTTTTTGATTGGAGATTTTGTTTTGTTCTCATCTTTTTTGTACTTCATCGCATCTTTTTCAAGAGCTTTAGATGACTTTTCCATAATTTTTTTGTGCATGTTATTTACCTTTCTTTTTCATAGGAATCTTAGCGCCTGACTCACGAGCGACATTCAAGGCTATTGCAATACTTTGTTTTTTACCTTTTCCGCTTTTTTCTTCTTCTTTGATATTATGACCGATATTTTTCTTACCTTTAAGTAATGGCATGAATTTCTCCTAAAGCGCTGTTGCTGGTATACTTAATTTTGGACTAACTGTTGTGCTAGGTGTATTCGTTGCTGTCTCGTCTACGACGTCAGAAGCTGTGCCCTCCGTAGCTACCATAGTAATTGAGTATGTGCACGACATTAGACCTATTATCGTCAGTACAAACAATACGGCGAATGCGATTGCTGCGTATGGTGTTTTCATTTTTATAACCCCTTGAGGTTTTATGAAATATTTTCTGCTTTCTATCACTTTATTTTCTTCTTGTTTATTTGCTCAAGAAGATTATCCCGAGAAACTATTGCAAGAGCATATTCAAATTTGCATGACCTATATTGATAACGTTATTCAAAGTCATTCGCATGAAAACGATTATCAGAGAGGCTATCAACAAGGTCTCTATGAGGCATATAGGGATATCAATGACCTCATAGAGCTATTATACATTGATTAGGCTACTCTAACGGCTGAGATCCTTCCATAAGCGTTTTGAGTTCCAGCAAATGTGGATTGGACTGTTAGATAATATATTGTTGTTGTGCTTATTGCTACGGTTACTCTAAATGCAGGTATAGAAATCATATTATCTGAAGAACTATTTGAAGATGTAGGAGTCGAAACTTGACTATCTCCAGCGACCCCTGTTAACACGTTGTTAGTTATACCTATATCAGCAACTGTTTGTGTGGCAACAGCTGCTCCATTAAATGCACCAATGACGCTTATATCCCATATACCAGGGGTTAAAGTAATATTTGTAAGCGATTTTGGTGTCGCACTTACAAGCGCTTGTTTAGCACCAAATGCAACACTTGCTACTATTTGTTGGCCTATCATTCCTAATGAGGGTGCTGTGCTTGTGTTTCGGCCTTTGTATTCTCCGCCATCAAGTACTTGCCTGTTGACTGTAGTCGTGTTGATTAGGCTGCTAGTGTTCTCATAGGTTAAACCTGAATAGGTGATAGTTCCAGCGCCTGTAATTGCATTCGTATTAGTACTGTTAATTGAAGATTGATATGCTATAAAATTACTTGTTGATATAGAAATTGCTGATGCAGAACCACTTACCAGACGTGAGAATAATATAGCATGTAAAAGGGAACCGCCCGCTGTTAATGTCGTTGTATTTGTTACTGCTGTATCCATATTCACATAGGTAAGACTACAAGCTGCTGTTCCAGTTGTAGTGATAGGAGAAAGGAAGTCGCAGTATTCTATTGTTAAAACTCCAGAAGAAATTGAGTTTGTTGTAGATGAACTGCCTGAATTTGTATGTCTACCTGCTCTGATCTGTAAATTTCCAGTACCGCTTTTAACAAATAATGCAATTCCAGTTGTAGAAATATCTGAATTACAATTTAGAATTCGAATTTCTCCACCACCTGATGATGTTTGTGATATACCAGTATTATTAGTACAATTTAATGTACAATTATCTAGGTTTACAACAGATGATACTGTTCCTGTGACAGATAAAAAGAAATCACTATTTGTTTGAAGTTTTATATTAGCAATAGAAAATGATCCAGCCGTTGTAAATGTACATTTACCTATGATAGTAACGTTCGGCTCCTCATCGTCATCTACCCATGCGGTTAGAGACACTCCCGCTTTAGCTGTGTAGTTTTCGGTGTACGTACCCGGTCTTAATACAATAGTATCTCCGCTAGAAGCTGAAGCAATAGCGCCGGCAATGGTTGTATGAGTGCCTTGCGTTGCATCCGAAGATACAACCCATTTTGCCTCACAAAATGTGTTAGTACTGAGAATTTGTTGTGCCATAATAATCCTAGTTTAAAGTCCAGTTCCCAACAAATGACTCTGCTCGCCATACTGATGATGCGCCGGCGGTTATAGCAATTAACACAACGCAATCTCCTAGATTTGTTCCGACGGCTGTTCCTGTTACTCCTACAGTTCCTGAAGCTGAACCCATTACAATTTG